CTGGTCTGCCGACATCGTTTGCTCGTTCATCGGTGCATCCTTTCCTTTGTTAATGCGATAGAGGTACTGCGTTGTGGTGGCGTTGATGGCCGCATACTGCGCCTCGGTGAGCTTGGTGGTATCTTTGGTGGTCTTGAGGTAGATGTCATAGATGCTGTCACCCTTTTCACCCTTTGGCCCAGCAGGGCCAGCAGGGCCTTGTTCGCCTCGTTCACCCCTCGGGCCAGCAGGACCAATAGGACCAATAGGGCCTTGTGGGCCAGCTGGACCAGTTGCTCCTTGAGGTCCTTGAGGCCCTTGCGGACCTGGGCCACCCTGATCACCCTTGGGCCCTGGGTCACCCTTTGGGCCTCTCTCTCCTGGTGCGCCTGGAGTACCAGGAGTACCAGGTGTTACTGCTCCTCCTCCATTCTTAGGGATCAACTCCTCAGCGAACTGCGCCTCCGTCTTCGTGTACCCATGCTTCACAAGGATCTCATAGGCACTCGCACCACGGAGAGCTTCCAGCACCTTGGCTGTTACCTTTACAGGAGTTTCGTTGCTCCCGTACTTAGTTATCTTGCAGATGGGTATCACCACCTCGTAGTCGTGGTAGCCGTCGCTATACGCGTCGTCGGGGATGCGCCCATTAGCCGTCATCACACATACGCCTAAGCCGAGGCGTCGCGTAATATCCGCGGTCATCTCGACGATAAGCGTGTTGCCACTTATACTCACGGGTGGCGTGGCACAGAGTGCAGTTCGCCCGTTCGTCACACTCACAATGAGGTTCTCGAATAGGGCTGGGTCGAGCACCTCTCCCGACGGGTCTTTGATGAACTCTACTGGGATGAGCTTGTCTGTGCCTCGCTGGACAAGCTGTAATGCCCCCTTCGTCCCTGCTTCTGCTCTTCCGAATAGGCTCATAGTGTATTGGGGTTAATAGGTTTCTTCATCGTCATGTATCTCTTGCCGTCGTACTCCAGCACCTGCCCTCGGGGCTGCTTGTTTTTCCCTGCAATGGATACGTGTATCCACTCGCTACGCCCCTTGGGATGCTCCCATATCAGCTGATCGAAGCCCCCACGATCCCAAATGATATGGAGTAGCTTCTTCAATAGCTTTCGGTCGTGGGGTACGATGTCTGCAGCCTGCCCCATAGTGTGCTGGCTTTCGGGCTTGCCACCTATGGCAGCATTAAGACCCTTGTCTCCACCCGAGCGGAAGCCCGAGGTGACAATGATAGGATGCCCCAGTTCCTCACGGATGCCGTCAAGATATTCCATGAGCATATTGAGGTGCATGATCTGATCCTTATTGGGGTCGTTGGGGATGCCACGAGAGATAGCCGTGGGGCTATGCGTCATCTCGGATAGTGAAAAGTACTTGCTCATAGTCGTGTCAGTTAAAAGCCACTACCTCCTCGGTCGTTGAGTTCCTTACGGAGCTTCTTCATCTCCTCGTCGTCAAGCAGGGTAGAGTAGGCACTGCGAAGTCTGCGTAAGCTCTTTACTACGTTCTGCGTGTCGTTCTTCGGGCTGTTCTCCCAAATGCTTAGGCCCTCGGTGGCGATGAACACCAGCGCAAGGACAACAGACACCCACGGCACTTCGGGCAGGTGGAAGAGTTGCCACACGTCTGTGATGAGGAAGAGCATATCAGCGAAGCCCGCCACGATGAGGAACACGTAGTACCACAGAAGTTTGCCGAGGAGTGTGCGGATGCCCCAGCTATTCAGTCGTGGGGAGAAGCGTTTTGCCACCTCGTCCAGCGTGCCGTGCGCTGTGCCCTCCTCAATAGCCTTGCGGGCTTGGTCACGTGCGAAGCGCTTATCTCTGCGTATGGCTGAATTGGTGTCAAGGATGCTGGCGAACAGCACACCGACATAGCAAATCAGCACGACGACAGAAGCCAGCGTAATCTCCCCCTTGCCGAACACGGAGAAGTCGAAGTACTCTGTAATAATCATAGTCTTTGGTTTTGGTTGGTTAGGTTGGTGCTGGTTAATAGTTGTCTCCGAATACTAAGAAGGTGAAGTCAATATCGCTATACAGCGTATTGTCGTACTTCGTGTAGACCTCGAATGAGTTAGCCGTTATGTTGCCCGCCTTCGCGTTGTGTCGCCCGTTACCTGCGTCCATACACAGCACTGAGTAGCGCGTGTGTCCGAGGTCGTGTCTAACGGTGTATGTACCTGTCCCCGTTCGGCTGATGCTCATGCGATCCGCTCGTGCTCCCCATTTATGGATGAAGCTCACGCTGTTTGCGTTCACACGCCCCCCGAGGAGTGCCCCCGACATATCGACGTCGCCACGGATCTGCACAATGGGCTTGTTTAGTTTGTTCGAGATACGTACGAAGCGAGGGCTTGCACCCCACATGCCCATGAAGAAGAGAGCCCCTTCGTCTCCGATGTAGACGCGGCAACGTTCGTTACGGGTGTCGTTGAACTCGAGCGTGCGGAAGTCGTGGGTATAGGTATCAGGGAGCTTGCCACCAAATAGCATTGAGGCAATACGCAAGACCTTGCCGCCTTCCATCACCTCCATCTGACCCCAATGGCCAGTGCCGTCGTGGTTGATCTCCACCACACGCTTCTCGCCTGTAGTCCCGAAGCCCGTCACCCCAGCCGCAAAGGCGGGGAGAGAGGTGTTAGCAGATCCTGCGAAGAAGCTACGCACCTGCTTTGTCCTCGGATCACGTGCCGCAATAAAGTTGGTAAGTACAAGCCCGCCATAGATGTCGGTAGTCCCGTCGGTGATAGACGTTCGTAGGTAGTCGAGTAGTCGTGCATTGTCCTCGATAGCCTTTACCTTCTCGTCGGTATAGCTCTTCGCCTTGTTCGTCGCCTGATTGGCTGCGTTGTCGGCATACTTACGTACCTCTCCGTCCTTCTTTTCGGCTTCGGCTACCGCTTCGCTCTTGGCTTGTCCTGCCTTCCCGTCGGTGTAGCTCTTCCCTTCGTTGTGCTTGCTGTCGGTGTAGTTCTTTGCGCCCACAAGGGTAGCCGATGCTTGGCTGTCGATACGCTTGGACGTAGTCTTGTCGCCAGCGTCAGCGTATTGCTTTGCGCCATTGAGAGCCTCGCCTGCCTTCCCGTCGGCATAGCCCTTAGCCTCTACCGATGATATGTAGTCGTCCAGGCGCACCCAGTGAAGAGCGTTGAATGTCGTAGAGGCTTCCTTAGCGAAGAGTGTAGTCCCTCGTGGGTAGTTCACGCCTCCGATAGAGTTGGCTTCGGTCATCACCCAGCTGTCCCCCACCTGGTAGGAGGTGGGCTTCTTTAGGTGTGTGGTCGTCTTGCCGTCGGCAGCCGCCTTGGCCTCCTTGGCAAGCTGCAACGCTTTCAGGCTGTCGCTGTCTACGATCTCCTCCCATGTATAGGATGGCGTGTATCTCCAGCTCTTCCCAGCGTTGGGGCTCGGTGACTTATCCAGCGAGGTGAAGGTATCCCCGATGTGAGCCTTCTTGTCCTTCTCCGTCGTCCACTGCGACGTCGGTGGGGTAGTGGCAGAGGGCGCGCCATTGAAGTACCAATTAGATACCTTCCCGTCGAGCTGCTCCTGCATGCGCTCGAGCTTCGCATTCATTTCGGTTACCCCCGAGAGCCCCGTCGTCAGCTCACCTCGCAACTCCTGCACCTGCGCCTCGGTGTACTCTCTCCCTTCCTGCACCTTGCCATCTGCGTAGCCTTGAAGGGTAGTAATCACCGTATTGGCCTTATCCTCTAAGGAGCGTCCCGCCTCCGTGAATTTGCTGTCAGTGTAGCTTCGAGCACCAGCGGACTTAGTATCGACATAGCCCTTGAGCCCGTCGGTCTTGTCGTCGGTGTAACTGCGTGCCTGCCCTAAGATGCCCTCGAGTATGGTGTCGGCATCAGGACCACCGCTTGCACCTCCACCTGTGAAGGATACCTTATACCCTCGGATCTCCTTACGTACTAAGTCGATGACGAACTCCCCGTCAGGCGAGATGAGCTTGTCGATGCGGAGAGCTGCCGCTGGTATCTCCACAAGCCCGTACAGAGGTGTGAACACTCTGTTGGGTAGCGAGCTAAGCATACCGACAAGTAGGTGGTAGTAGCCTTCCTCGCCTTCCATAGGCTTGAAGCCATCGCTGGTGACGAATGTCCCCGTGTTGTCGGTCTTGCTGCATCGTGCATACACATAGAGGTTGCGTACTGCATCATCTACATCCACCTCAATACCTGGTATGTCCCACGTCTTGTAGTCGGAGAGTGGTCGATCGGGACGTACCCCTTCGATCCCCATGGTGAGGTGGCGAATGACGCCAGCAGGTACGGATAGCTTCTTATATGTATTCGAGTAGCGGACCACATGCTCCACGCGTCGTGCACTCGTAGCCGACTCCACAAAGAGCCACTGCAAAGAGGGGTCACCCTGGAGCAGACGCAGAACACGTGCCGTAAGTGGGCTGATGCTGTCGTTGAGCTCGGTGCGTATTCTGTGCTCGATATTCACATCGGGTGGCAGGTGCTTCGAAGGTAGTAGTCCCTCGGAGTCGAGCGGAGCAATGCCATTAGGCTCACCCACACGATCACGCAGCTTCTCTACCTCGAGGCGAAGGCTCGCCAGCTCAGCAGAGCCCACTCCGCCACCTGGAACACCTGGGTAAGGGCTTGGATCAGGGCGCAGCTCCGTTACGTCGTTGCGTGGTGCGTCACCCCATCGGAGGCGGTGCTTATCCCACAAGAGCTCCTTGCCGTCGACAATCACATAGTCGCCTTCCACGCCCCCCTGTGGGAAGCGCGAATACACATCAAGCAGCGTAGCGAATACGCCTAAGTTCACAAGCCTTGCTTTCATTATTCCATTAGTGTCTTACTGGTTTCCATTAGGGCCTTGGCCTGCTCTCCATTGCCCAGCGTGAGCGCGGTGAGTGCCCCTGCATAGTAGACCACGGCCTCGCGCAGACGCTCACAGATCGTGAGCTTGCCTTCTCGGATCTTAGGGCGAGGTAGGTAGCGAGCCTTCTCCACCTGGATAGACTCCCCAGCCTCGCAGCTGTATAGCTCCAGCGTCAGACCCTCGGGAGCTTGGATAAGAGCTACCACGGGCTTCTCGGGGCAACCTCGAACGCCTGAGAAGGCACTAAGCTGTAAAGCATATCGTGGGTCGTCTTCATAGATAGGCTCTGTGACGTCCTTTCTCCAGTCGCTCATACGGAAGGTGACAAGACGCAGGAAGTCGGCAGGGAGCGTCATTACGCCACGGCCATAGCCGACGGCACTCTCCCAGCGGATAGTCCCCGAGAAGGGCAGACCCACATCCAGCAGGTGGCGTGGGGCATCGCGGTGGACGATGAGCGCAGCATCCTCCAGCTTACTCTCGATGATCTCCTCGACACTGAGCGTATCGACGTCACCAAGAGAGGAAAGGGTGGCACTGGTGTTGTTCTCGTCCAGTGCCACCCTTACCGCCCGCTTCAATTCTTCGATAGCGTACTCCATGGAGGATTACTCCTTGTCGGTAGCGTCTGAGCCTTCAGCGTCATCAGTGGCAGAGGGTGAGACGTCCGTCCAGTTGATTTTTACACCTACGGACTCAGCTGCTTCTTCGATGGACTTACGTGATCTCATCTTAGAGCGGCCTACACCATAGTCAGTAGCGAGGGCTTCCTTAGCGTCGGACTCATTGGAGAAGGAAAGGACCACACCCTCGCTCTTCTCGGCATGGGCTTCTTCGGTCTTGTCTTCCTTCTCTACTACCTCCGAGCTATCCGTGTAGTAGGGATCTTCCTCGAAGTACGTACCGAAGTAGGGGTGCGCCTCCAGCTCTGCCTGCTCCTCTTCATCGTCAGTTACGTATGCACTGCCACGCTCCATTTGAGGCTCAAAGGCAATGTGACGATAGGACGTAGCGTCTGAGCCGAGGCTAAGGCTAAGGCAAGTGCCTGAGATATATCTTTTATTCATTCGTTCTTCGTTCGTTAATAATAAAGGAGGGGGCAGACACCAAAGGGCCCATGCCCCCGTCCTTTACAGACACATCACAAAAGACAACGGACACTCTAAGGCTTACGCCTTCTTCAGACGAAGGCGAGCGTGAGCCTTTGGATAGCGGAGATACAGGCAGGCGATCTCCTGGATGACGGCTGCGTCGGTATTGCGGATACCTGCTGCCTTCATGTCGAGGATATTACGCTGCCAGGATAGGAAGGTACTCTTGACGAGGAACTCGGGATCGAGTGCGAAACCGCAGTCGCTCATGCCGTTCAAGTCGAAGAGCTCATGATGCAGGATCATGATTTCACCGAAGTCGGTGATCCAAGACTTGAACTGAAGATCCCACGACTCTACCGACTCCTTCAGGCGGAACTTGTCGCTCTTGATCTTTGAGAACGCTGCGAGCATTTCGCTACCGCAGAGAAGGATCTTGCGCTTGTTGCCGACACCTGTACCTACGAAGAGGTCCTTGGAGATATCTACAAGCTGCTCATCGGTGATGTCAGTGCGTCTTGCCGAAGCGACGTACGTACCGACCTCGATATCCTTACCCGCCTGATACCAAATGCCTCCCGTGAACCACGTTGCAGAGCCGTCCTTAGAGGGGTGGGTGATTACGTTCTTCACCCCGAAGAGGTAGGTGTTCTCCTGTGCAAGGCGCATATCGTAGATACCATCTTCTTCAAGGTCCGAGAAGTCCCACTTGACGTTCTTTGCAGACATCTTGTCGATCGTGGACTGCTCGATTTGGATCATGAAGTTTTGGCAGTACTGCTCCTCGAAGGTGGGTACGTTGTTGAAGCGGCCCGTCTGTGCATCAAGCTCAGCACAAGCCTTACCCATGCGGACGAGGCGCGTATTCTGAGCGATCTGTGGAACGAGGATAGGCTGGCCCTTCGCATTCTTTGCGCCATTGACGGCATAGACAACAGGCAGGTTCGTGCTGGGGTCACGACCACAGACGTGGAGGACGAGGTCAGGTGCACTGCCTACGGGGTAAGCGTTACCCTTTTCGTCGAACTGCCCCTTGACACCGACGACGCGGATCGTATCGTCGAGCGTGAACATGCTCCCGTCAGCTACTTCCAGCTTGATGCTGGCGTCGGTGGCCTGCTGTGCGGCCATCAGCTTCGACGTGGTTGTCGAGATAGGGCGCGTGCCTACTGAGGGGTACTTCACCTTCATGCTATCGATCTTGCGAGCTTCGGAGTGTCGGCTGATCTGATCGATAGGGGTGGACATTGGACGGATCTTCGTGATGCGATCGTCAATGGCCTTGGAGTAGTAGTCGGGATCGCCCTCAGCCTCACCCGTGGTGCGGTTGGCGATACCTTCGTTACCCATTTCCTTGCCACCCTGGCCTACGGCTGCACCGCTATCAGTCTTACCTGCATCAGGGAGAGGACCGACGACAGCCATAGCACCACCCCCGAAGATGCCCGCCAAGAGGAGCAGACACAGGTTTGAGATGTTAGTTACTAATTGCTTCTTATTCATCTTGATTTTGGTTAGTTGGTTGATATTACTCTCGCTTAATTCGCTTCATCTTGCCCCTGTCCCAAATGCTCTTGCGGGTTGATACTTCGCCAAGAACACCCAGGTCGGGTGTGGGTCTTTCAGGGGTTGAGCCACCTCCCGAGAGGTTAGCCGTGCCGTCGCCTTCTTCGGGCTTACGGAGCTTCACGTCGATCTTCTCATTGCGCCCTGCCACGCGTCCCGTCTCCTCAGCCTCTGCTACTGCGTTGTCGTAGCCAATAGCCTTGAGGGCCATTTCGATAGTCTCGCGTGTGAACTTACCGCGCACCCCGTCAGTGACAATGTTTTGGAGCAGCTCCATGGACTTGTCAATATCCTCGTCGGGTACGCCTTCATCCTGGAGCTTGCCGATCACGTTGAGAGACTCACTCAGGTTTTCCTCGTACTCCTTCTCGAGCTTCTCGGAGTTAGCGATGCGGTCGAGGAACTTCTGATTAGCCTCTGCGATCTGCTCCTGTTTCTCAGGGTCTCCGATAGCGTCGGTAATCTCCGTTCCGAATGTTTCTACGAGAAGGACTGCGGGATCTTCACCGCCTGCCCAACGCGAGACGAAGCTCGCACTGCGGGGGTCACGGCCAAAGAGGTCTGCGATCTCCTTCTCTCTCCCCTTGTATCCCTCTAACTGGCCCTCGTAGTCGTCGTAGTCGTCGTTTACACGACCAGCGAGGACTTCGTCGTCGTCCATATCGTCGTCGGGGTATTTCTCCTTCAAGCGTGCCTTGAGTCGGTCACGCTTGCTCACCTCGGCAGCGGGGGGATCTGCGGGTGTAAGGTCCTTCTGTTCATCTATTTCCATAAGCCTAATTTTATAGATGAAGCAAATCTATAAAGCACCCGCCCTAATGTTGTGACATATTGCGTATTATATATTGGAATTGAACCCTCTTCTGCGTATCTTTAAGGCATACCAAAATAAAGGAGAGGGATATGCCAGGTAAAAGATCGTGTTACGAGTACAAGCACCGAGTGCTGCGTGAGATACTGACGAAGTACCGAGAGGCTACTTCGATGTGCTTTTACATAAACATGAAGAACGTCGTACAGCATGTGAAGAACAGCGAGTACTCCCGCTTCTTCGTGTCCGAGGATAGGGCGGTGCGTGTCATTCAGAAGATGATACGCTTAGGAGGGGAATGCCCTATCAAGACGCCATCGACGCAGGAGATGTACGAAGAAATATACAAGCGTGTAATGCTACTTCTCAATAGCCCCGAAGATCTATCTCTCGAGGATGCAGTGATACGAGTCGTCAATGCTCCAGCCCCCAAGCTCTATCTCTCCGACCGCAAGACCTACGAGAAGATTAACGAAGCCAAGCACCTATGCAAGACAAGACCAAAACGCTAAGCCTCGCCATCGCTCTACTTACATTCGTCCTCTATTTGCTCCCCATCCCACACGACAGCGTAGGGATATACAACGCGGGTCCATGGTGGGGGCGTTGGACCTACTCGCTTTTTCATGCGTCCATCTTCCACTGGCTGGTAAACTGCTGGTGCTTGCTCTCGCTGGTGTTCTATATGGGCGTAACCGCACGACAGCTACTGACGTCCTATATCATTGCGTCGCTATTCCCCGTGGCCACATTGTACGGGCTCTGTGGTGCGCACATCCTCACCATCCCCACGACAGGGCTCTCAGGAGTATGCTATGCACTGATAGGTATGGTCACTCCCCAGGTGGCACGCAAACGCGAGTGGCTTACCTGGCTTGCCGTTGGCTTTGCCGTTAGCTGCATATTCCCTCTCATCAATCAATTCGTACACCTTTGGGGCTTCATCATGGGCCTCGGTATCGGATACCTCACTCAATGCGCGAAGAAGTAGCACGAATACTACAAGAGAATGAGCGACGGCTCGAAGCTCTCCATGCACCATTTAATCCCATCACGGGGTTAGGGTCACCGCTGGAGCGTTTCGAGCTGCGCCTCTCTGACTTCGGTGCTATGAAGGTGCAATACCTGCCTACCTCGATGAAGGATATACCACTCATCAAGCGTCTATCCAAGGCAGGGAGCATATCCCAATTCCTTGTTGAGAGGTACGGAGAGGAGACGGAAGAGAATAGGAAGGCACTCATTGAGGTGTTCCTCCGACTCAGGGAGAAGCATGATTTTTTCTTTTGGGCTGCGGTCCAGGCGTTCATCAAACGCAAGGGCGGTGGCTCTGACGTGCGTTTCAAGCTCAATCATCCACAGCGTAAGCTCGTCGAGGCTTTCGAGCGTCAGCGTCTTGCTGGTGCTCCTATACGCCTTATCCTGTTGAAGGCGCGTCAGTGGGGTGGCTCTACCGCCACACAGATATATATGGCGTGGCTTCAGCTGGTGCACCAGGTGGGGCTTAACTCCCTTATCGTCGGTCACGTCAAAGCTGCCTCCACAGAAGTGAGCAACATGTTCGAGCGTCTTATCAATGCCTACCCCATAGAGCGGCTATACCCGATAGGGGCATCGTTCAAGCCTAATGAGCCAAAGCTAATCGGCATAGGATCGGAGCGTAACGTCCGACGCATCCCACAGCGTTCGTGCAATATCAAGCTGGGGACAGCAGAAGCCCCCGACAGCGCGCGTGGTGGTGACTACAACTTGGTGCACTGCACTGAGGTGGGGCTATGGAAGACCACCGAGGGGAAGACGCCCGAGCAGATCATCCGATCCGCTTGTTCGGGGGTACTCTACAAGCCGCACACCATGATCGTGTATGAGTCCACCGCTAATGGTACGGGCAACTTCTTCCAGCGTGAGTATGACGCGGCCCGTCGTGGTGACTCGCAATTCAAAGCCCTCTTCGTGGCGTGGTTTGAGATCGAGCAGTACAGCCTTGATATACCCGACCGCGAAGCCTTCGCCACTGAGCTATGGAGGAATAGGAAGGCGGATTATGCTGCGAGCGACCGAGCTGAGCCAGGCAAATATCTGTGGTGGTTATGGGAGCAGGGTGCTACCCTCGAGGCTATACACTGGTACATCCAGGAGCGAAAGAGTAAGAGCGACCACGGGGATATGGCGTCCGAGTTCCCCTCCGACGACATCGAAGCATTCGTACACTCAGGGCAACGTGTATTCGACATGTACCAAGTGGAAGCGTTGAGACCTACGTGTAAGCCCCCTCGCTTCGTGGGTGACGTCGTGGCCAATGGAGCGACGGGCGAGGACGCTATCACGGGCGTGCGCTTTGTTGAAGACCACCAAGGACTATTCACTATTTGGGAGAAGCCCGAGATAGACCCGGGCGAGCGTATCACGAATAGATACCTTGTCGTGGTGGATATTGGGGGGCGCAGTCGTGGGGCTGACTACTCCGTCATCTGTGTGTTCGACCGACTATTCATGATGGACGGAGGTAAGCCCGTAGTTGTGGCTCAGTGGTACGGGCATATCGATATGGACAAACTTGCGTGGAAGTCTGCGCAGATCGCCAAGTACTACGACGATGCCCTCCTGGTCATTGAGAGTAACACCCTCGAGACCAAAGACCCAAACCGCCAAGTGGACGGAGATCATTCGCACTTCATCCTCAATCAGATCAAAGACGTGTACGACAACCTGTATGCACGCCCGCAGTCTGCCGATGAGATACGCGACTCCGTGCCTCGCAAGTATGGCTTCCATACTAATGTGCACACGAAGCCTATCATCATCGACGTACTTATCACCTTCATCCGAGAAGGGCTATACGTCGAGCGTGACGAACGCTGCCTGAATGAATATATCACCTACGAGCGCAAACAGAATGGGGCGTACGGGGCTATCCTCGGAAAGCATGACGACCTTCTGATGACGCGCGCCATTGGCTTGTACATCAGCTCCAATACGAAGGAAATGCCACTGCCGAAGATCATACAGGTAAAGACGGCAGAGCAACGACGGGCCGCCAGCAGGAGGTCAAAGCCCGTTAGCGAAGCCACTATATAGTATTAGCCCCGTGCCCAACCAACGTCGAGCACGGGGCTAATCATTTCACGTCCCTATCTTAGTTTGCCGTGATGGCTCGGTGAGCCATTTCTACGGCAGCTGGATCAGCCATAGCCATAGCCTGCTGCTGCATTTCGGGGCTTATCCCTTCGAGGGCTATGCCCTGCTTCATCTGCTCAGCCTGCGAGTCAAGGCTCTGCAAGAGCTTATCCGCAAACGGGAAGTCACCCACCTCCAATAGCTGGTTGAGCGTGATCTGACCAGCCTTCCATACCTCGAGGAGGAACTCATTAGCCAGCTGTCGATATGCAGGGCTCGAGGAGCTCTCGGCAATAGAGAGGTCGAACTCAATATCACGGATCTTGCGGGGATCATCGGGGAGTAGGCTCGAGTCGTTGCCCGCGATATTCACCACGCGCTTCTCATCGTAGAACTGCTGAATGTTCTTCACATCCTTATATGCCCCCTGGATCGTGAACGCACTAAAGCTGTCCATGAGGTCCACCAGTGAGTTCGTAGCGTTCTGCGTCTGCTGAGCATATAGGCTGGAGCTCATACCAGCAAAGCCTGGCTTACCCTGCAATGCTCCGTGCACCCCTGACACATCTTCGAAGAGCTTGAGCTGGATATTCAGCAGCTCACCGATGCCGATATTCGTGGCGTTGCTTGAGATCTGCTGAGGTAGTACCCCCTGCTTGTTGGGGGTAAAGGCGATCACCCCGTTGAAGCGACTCCACTCTTCCGCGAACTCCTCGATAGACGAATTAGCAGGCACGCTATCCTCGGGGATAAGTAGTACCCCCTTCGCGCTCGAGCGCATTACCCAGTCGTATAGCGTGATGAGGCGGTTGGTATATCGCTGCTGGTCGATGACGTCGGAGACGAAGGAGTGGATCTCCCCGTCGATGAAGGGGTAAGCCTTGAACACATAGGGGTGGCTCTTGTGGTGGTATGGGGTCTCTCCCTCCTTTAGGATATGGCCGAAGGGGCTGAGGTAGTAGAAGTACCAATAATCGTCTACAAACCACGTCGCCTCGATTAGCGGCACGTCCTCCTCGGGGATCCCTTGCTCAGCCGCCATCACCATACGATCTCTATTCACAGCTTCTACCATCTTCCCGTAGTCCTCCGTCTCGATCTTGTACACCTCCCCGTTGTTGGGGTCGTGGCACAAGTATCGCTCCTTCGTCTCCTTGCGCCATACCTCGATGACACGACAGCGACGCGGATCACGGCCTGTGAAGAAGTCGTAAGTACGCGCATCACTATACCCGAAGTCAGGGAAATCCGAAAAGTAACTGCTCACGAAATCCCCGTCACGTGCATAGCGGTAGATCTCACGCAGGCGTTCGCACTCATCACGGCTGCCAGCGAACTCTCGGAAGAGCGTTTGCAGGTCAATATCGTGGATCTCACCAATGATACTCACGTCCCACCCGCGCACGTCCTGCGAATTGGAGTCTAAGAAGAACATACTCGGATTGACAATGCGCGTCCAGCAGTCCAGCCGACCCTCACGCACCCCGTAGCTCTTATGCTGGACCGTTAGCCCGCTGATGACGAACTCCTCCATAGAGCGCGCTCCTATCTCGGTCATGCTATTGAGCTGCATATTGTACTGGAGGATAGTGCTCATCGTCTCTCCGAGTCGCTGCTCCTCTCTGTCTCGTGCCACGCATACGGGCTCTTTCGTCTGCTTGAGGTATGCCCCGAGGACGTTACGCACAAGGCGACGGATGAGGTTGTTCTTCAATGGGACGCTACCTTGCTCCATGATATACTTCTCCTCGGTCATCGTCTTGCCGTCCACATTGACGACGTCCTTCCACTGATCCCCGTAGGTGTACCGCTTGCACCGCTCGCGATCCTTCCTGAAACGTGACATGGCATCCCAGCTACGACGCGCCTCGAGGAGCACGCCCATAGCTCGGTCGTACTCCCCGTGATGCTTGGTAGCTCTAACGGAGTCAATCTTCTTTTGCCCGCCAACCTGGCTCAGCCGACGTAGCTTCTTAGTGTAGGTATTCATTCGCTTCTCTCTTATTTCATTTGGCGCAGCTGGTTCACCAGTGCCTTCTTCTGTTTGTCAATCTCTGCCTGTAACTCCTCTGCCTCCTTGGGGTCGGTAGCCTCCTTCAGAGCCTTCTGCATCGCCTCGATCTCCTTACTGAGGTCATCGAAGAGCAGTGCACGCTCATACGACTTGGTGTTCACCAGCTCGTCGAGCTTCTTAGCGTAGTCCGTGGAGTCGCTCTTGCCCTGCTCGAGATCGCTCTCGTAGGACTTACCCAGGCGCAGGACCTCCTTAGCCTCTTCCTTGAAGTGGTAGTACGTGTTATTGACATTGCGCATATCGTTGCGCTCGTCTGCTCCGTCAAGGAAGCCTGAGAGGATAGGCACGTCACGCATCGAGAACTCACGATCACCGAAGGCGGTCTCGCTGGACTTGATTATCTGATCGGCCGCTGTGTAGAGCCCACCGAGGTAACCCTTGAGCATGTACTCCAGCTTTGCAGGGTTGATGTTTACCCATCCCTGTTTGTAGTCGTCACCACCCGTGAGTGCGTTCAGCTCCTTCGCGAGCCACACATAAGCACCGCCCGTAGCCTTATAGGCCTTGGTCCAGTCGGGCATAGCCTTATTGTAGTCGGTATCCTTCCAAATAGGGCGGCCCATCCAGCTGTGGTTAGTCTGTGCCTCGAAGAAGGGCTTAGCAAGGCTTGGCATGAGTGCGTGGGTAGCCCCCGAGTCGTCCATGAGATCAAGTGGCATCACCTGAGAGATCTGACCAGCAATAGTCTGAGCCAGCTCCATGGGCGTTTTATCTTCCTTCCCCGATGAGTAGCTCATGCCGAGCTCTCCGATGCCGAAGATAGCGCGGGCTTCCTGGGGGAGGGGGATCTTCACAAGCACGTCTCCTACAAAGAAACAGATATTATTACGTCTTACATAGTCGGGTAAGTTCCAGTATCTGTCATCATCGTCTCCTCCAGTGAGTGCTGGTAGCATCGTCTGAAGAATACCGAGAGCGAGGAAGGTGGCGAGGTATGCCGTCCCCTTCTTGGGGTTTCTCTTCACAGCGCGTGCGATGTTCACAGACCCCTGGATAGCAACATTCCAAAAGAGGTATAAGCTACGCCCCGTACCTGAAAGGAGTGCCGCGGCATTACCCACCCTGCTTTGCGTTGTCGCATCATAGAAGGTAGAGCCCGCTCCCTTCTTGTTGAAGTTCACGGTCATCTCCTTTGCGTCGTAGATAGAGCGGTCGATAGTGCGGCCCATCTGTCTACTCGTCAGGAACGCAGCGAAGCGAGATAGATCTTCGATACCTCGGTTGGCAAACTCCATAGTATCACCCAGCAATCGGAACGCCTGCTTGGGGCTAATACGTCCTCCTGACTCCTTCATCATACGCTCGATCTCCTTCTTATGGCGGTCCATACTACGGAGCTGCGAGTAGCCCGTCTCTCCACCATTCTCCATGAAGAGCTTAAACGCGCGGTGCGTCTCGTTGGACATATCCAGCTTGTCGTGCTCATAGAGGTGGACAAGCCTGTGCATCTGCCCTGCGAGCTTGGCTACGTTGGCATGGTAGGTCATTGCGTAGGTGGGTGACTCCTTGACCC